AACAGTGAGGATCCGCGATAAGAGTATCTTTAGGCTGAACCATTGGTTCAAATGTGCTTGTTACAATGGACTCGTTGTATATCTTATAACGACCCGGCGTAAGCATCTTATCATCAAGCAAGAACCAGCTTGAACTTTCTGATAAGAAATCAAGAGGTTCAAATCCAACTTCTTCTGTGATCTTAAGAAGACCGTCTTCTTTGATTCCAAGTTCTTCTTTGATTAGTAGGAGAGCAGCTATGTAGGATCCTATTCGTGTTTTACCACCCGGAGCCAAACCAATAAATTTTTTGCAATTGAAAACAAGTCTATGAAACGGCGTATATGCCGACTTCATCTCATTACCTTGGACTTTTACTTTCTTATCTCTTTTACCGTTCTCATCGATAATGCCTAATTCAAACGCTTTCGTCTTGTTAAAAGGTGTTACCAACAGTTTAAGAAACCTGAAAGTATAGACTAGATCTGCTGCTCTTTTTAATATGCTCATAGGTCTCTCAATTTATCTACGACTTTAGGATCCATAATGATATTTGTAAACTCTTCATTCGTAATATATTTGAGATATATCAAAAAGGGTTTTACAACTGGCCAGTGTCTTCCTTCAAGCTTAAGACCTAAGATCTTGACACCTGCCTCAATACCGAATACATTAAACACCACTATCAGGTGGTTCATAATTAAGCGTTCGGAAAGTTCTCCACCATCAAGGTATCGATTCACCAAACGCTTAATGTACTTAAATTTTTTTAAATCTTCTTCAAACTCATCAGAGCTCGCACCTAGTGGATTGTAATAATTCTTCGCTGCATAAAGAAGAAGATTTTTTTCAGTTAACTCATCAAACATAATTTAGCTTTCAATAAAGATTATTATACCTTTATCTATTCGCTAAGTAAATGCTCCTCGAGGTCCTGAACCATTGTGGCTTTACTGCCTTTAAGCTCGATGCCGTGTTGATTTCCTAGTTCTTGAAGTTCACTTTTAGAGTAATCTTCTAAACCTTTTTGATTAGCAGGTGCTTCGTTAAGTTGTTGAGGTGCTGGTTCTGGTGCAGACTCTACAACAAAGTCATTGCCATTTCCCCAAGCATCAACTTCTGCCTGTGGAATCTTCTGTGATTTAAGTAGTTCGCCTTTCGGGCTGACCCATCCTCTTACAGTAGGAATCGCGTCTTTCGCCCAAGCTGGTGGTGCAATAGCCATATTTTAATTCTCCTTCTTTTTCTTAAGTGGATTTTTATCACCCATGTTTGCTACTCTTCCTGCAGTAGGTGACTGTTTTACTTTATCAGATCCGTCCTGCTTTTTCTCATCACGTCTTGGTTCTGGTGTTCCACCGTCATGATCTTTCCTCATCTTCTTAGCAGTAGGACTGTCTTTGGAATCCATAGGCTCGGCAGGTGCTGCACCCTTTGTGTGAGCATCAGCTTCGTTTACTTCTTCCTTAAACTTCAACTTCATCTTACCAGACTTTACTTTTTTCAAAGTTGAAAGTATTCTCAAGATTAAGGCCGGCTTAACGCCATGGTATGACAATGTAATGTTGATGTCTTTCCATTGAAATCCCTCAGCATTATCTTCTTGAATCATGTTGAAGATCTCTTCACTGCTATAATTTACATCATCATCAAGACCTGCTCTCTTTCTTTGAGCTTTCATTCTTGCTTCTTTTTCTTTTGCTGCAGTTTTTCTATTTGCATGAGCAGGAACTTTACCTCCATGACCCATCTTATTCATATTCTTTCCTTCAATGGCTTCTTCAACATCATACTCTTTACCGGCGAAAGTAAATTTCTTATCGCCTTTTTCTTTAGCAGCTTTAGCAGCAGCAATGAAACCACGCTTGCCTTCTTCTTGCTCTTTATCACCGTCCATTGATTTACCAATAGCCTTACGTCTCTTATGTAAGAACTTATCAGAAGAATCAACATCTCCATCGTTATCGATGTCTTTGTCTTTACGATCTTTGAATTTTTTCTTGGCAGCCTTTGGGTCTACCTTATCCATTCCATCGCCATCATCAGACTTATCATTAGATGCATCTTCGTTTTTATCAGTGACTTCTTTGTCATCATCTGATTTCTTCATCAACGCATCATGGTTTTTTGTGGCATACTCGTTGGCTTCCTCTTCACTGTCAAACTCTTTAACCTTCTTGCCTTCTGAATCATAGACACAGAACTTTCCGGTTTCATCATTCTTTTTGACATGATCTGTAGGATCCATCTCATTTATTTTTTTTATCTCGCCTAGGACTTCCAAGTATGCTTGTCCTATGCTTTTAATATCAGTGGTTTTTAGCATATTTGACTCCTATTAAAACCAATTAAACGCTTGATTAGCGATTGCAGCGGATGCTGCAGCGATTGCAACCCAGAACAACTTATGAACGGTTTGTGTGGTTTGCGAATTCTTAATAACCCTATGTTCGATATCGTCAAGTTTTGTCGATAATCTATTTATTCTTTCGTACATCTTGTCATGATCATTTGACAAATTTGTAATCTTCTCCTCTGCTCTTGCCATTGAGGTTAAGACCTCAGACAGTTTGTCAATCTTTTCCTCTATTCGGTCTAGACGTTGTGACTGTGTGGTACGTTGTGTTTGTGCCATTTCTACTGTTCCCATTAGTTATCTACTTTAGCGCTTGCTCTCCACTGGTAACATGACCAGTATCTTGCCTTGTACTTAGGCCCCGGATCATCACAGTTATGTCTAGCTCTAAAGGATTTCCTACGCGCTGGGTCATCTCTCTTGATACTCATGTTTGGATCACCAAACCTGACAACTACTACTTTACCCTTTGGTCCCATCGTATACACTTTGAACTTTTTACTAGGATTTTCTGATGTCCTAATTGGATCGTTCAACGTAACCTTCTTACCTTGATATTCTGCTTCTACAAGCTCTAGGTCACCGTACAATTCTTTGTCACATTTCTCGCAGATCTTATCTACAATATCTTCTCTGATCTGCTTTACTGTTCTAGCCTCCAAATTCATGTCCAGCCACCCTTCTCATTTGTTTATTAAACTCTGCCTGTGAAGGCTTGTCCTTATAAAGTTTTATAGAGATCTCAGGTCTTTCTTTACCTTTGATTCTCCAGTTATAACCTTTCTTCTTGTGCTCATCACTCGTAGTTTTAACTACTCTACGCTTGTAACCAGCTTCCCATGTTTCTGATTTCTTTTCAGCTACTTCAACTCCTTCTTTATGAAGATCCATTCTAGTTCCTGATGGAGTCTTAACATAATTCTTTACTTTATAACCATGCTTCTTTGCAAAGGCTTGTCCATCTTTTTCTTTATGATAGCTCTTCATATGTAAGTGTAAATGTTTATCACCTTTTTTCTTAATCATACTTGGAATTTTTTTAACACTCATACTTCCGTTTGAATGTTGTTGAGCATCACGATCTGCATCATCAAGATTAATGACCTCATTAACTCCTTCGCCGCGAGCACTGTCAAAGTCCTTTTTAGTAGGTGCACCTTTTGACCCTGGCTTTCGCATAGGTCTACCTTCTTTTCTCTTCTTATGTATATTGGCCCATAGACCATCACCTTCTAAAAACTGTTTGAACTTTATCATTTCTTCTTCTCTTTCGCTAGCATCGCAGCAATCTTCATAAGCGTTTGTTTATCCTTGTCAGATATAGATGCAAGTTGTTTATCTCTTGCGATCTTTTCTAAAGACTTAGCATATGCTGCAGTAGATTCTTTTTGGCCTTGTCCCGGAGTTTCATCTTCATATTTTTTTCTCAAAGTTGTAGTTCCAAATAATCCAGCACCGCCTTCTTCATTTACGTCATCTGCAATAGGAAGATCACCTTGTCCTTTAGTCTTACCAGCTTTCTTTGCCATCTTAACAGCCTGATCAAGCACTGATAATTTTTCTAATGGAACCTGTATGTATCTTCCGATCTTACCAAAATTGAATTGAAATCCTAGCTTGCCTTTGCCCATTGCAAATCTAGTAACATGTATGCCACCCTTGTTAAAAATGTCTGTGGCTTCATCAATCTCTATTGCATCTGACGACATGTTACGTTCAAAAACCATGCCTTCACGTTTTCTCCACGTTTGGCTAAATCCATCTGGATACTCTTCAGAAATCTTATCTACTGATTCTTTATTATTCTTTGCCCATTGTTTTTTATACTTAGAGGTTTGTCTTTCAGGATATTTTTTCTTTGTTTTAGGATCCACTTCATCAGGATGTCCTGTCTTAACAGCATATGCTATTCCAGTAGGACCATAAGCCTTACCTTCTTCAACTTCTTCTTTAATGCCTAAACGTTTCATTGCTTTTTTAATGAGAGGGCGTACATCTGTTTTGGGATTTTTCTTACCAGCAAGATAGAAGTCATCAAAAAGCTCATCATCTCCAATGATACCATACATCTTATCAGACGCATTGTCTCCATCCTTACCAGCCGGAAGTGGTTTCTTAAGAATATTCTTTAATTCTTTTTTCTGCTTAGGAGTTTCGGGGATAGCCCACGTTCCTTCTTCAACATCTGCTCTCTTTCTCTTGATAGCATTACGTTTTTCTTGATCTGTAGCTCCCGGTTTGTAATCCCGATTCGTAAAATCGGTCATACTCTCACGTAGTTTGAAGAAATCTTTCATGTTTAGCCCCTTACTTTTGCTGCTAAGTCTTTATCGGCCTTACCCCAAGTACCGCTTGACTTTGTTATGAATGAATTGACGCGAGCGAGTCCCCACTGTTGTGGTGTGGTTCCGGGACGATGTCCACCTTTCCACGCTGCTACGCCTCTGTTATAAACTTTTCTTAAGATACCTGCTGGCATGCCAGACTTTTCAGCTTTCTTCTTGATAGCTGCATCGGCTGATTCACCAAACATGGCTTTAAATTTTTTAGTATGCTTACTTGGCTTTGTTTTTGCCGTCGCATCTCCAGGAGCAGGTTTATATGCTGAAGGATCGTCATCAGCTTTATCTGCATTCTTTTTGAAGTGAGCATCTCTCTTGGATTTTGTAGATTTTTTATCCAGCCCTTTGTAGTATGCTGCTGGTTGTGTTCCATCTTTGTCCTTGATGTCAGGATCTTGTGGAGAAGATGTAGCCTCATCTTTCTTTTTCTTAGGATCGATTATCTTCCCTTTGCTCCTATTAACGGGAACTTTTAAATTTTTAAGTTTGTGATGTGTTCTTAAATAAGGCTTTTCTGTTACTTGCACATCTTCCAGCCACGCTCTGAATTTCATACCTTCACTCTCCACGATTACGTAATTAGATCCAAGGTGTGCTATGACACCCTTTTGATTTTTTGATTTGATAATAACTTCGTCACCTTCTGTAAAAAGACTTCCACTGACATACTCTTCTCTTACATCTGATTTCTTTCCGAGATCAAGATGCTTATGAAATTCAGTTTGTTCCTTAAGTCCTAGACCTGAACGTACAGCATTAAATAATTTTTTGGCGTCTGCATTGGAGAACTGCTTAGGCAATCCTTGAGAAAATGTAGCAAAGTTATTTTCTTTTGCAGCATCTCTCTGCTTAGTAGCTGATGCACCTTCTGCGCCATCAGCATCAGGATCCCTCTCTCCTGCAGACACCACTTGTATCGATTCGAAGTTATAATCTTTTTTGTTATATTTTTTTAAGACAGTATCGAATTGGTTGACTCTGTCTGAACCAACTACCATGACTATCTTTTTAAATCCTTCTTTTTCAAGAGACTGTGCAGCCTCAATAAACGTTTTGACTTTCTTATTAGCAATAATAGATCTCGCATGTTTTGGAAACATCTTCCTAGCAAACTTAATCTTATCCATATATGATAATGGATTTTTCTTTTTATCCTGTGATTGCGATAGAAATACTCTGTAAGTATTTTTTCCAGCTTTAGATGCAAGCTTATCGAGCAATTTCTCATGACCTACTGTAGGTGGATTCATTCTTCCGAATGTCCAATAGCATATCTTCTCTTCTTCAACTAAGAACTGACTAAATCTACTAATCATCACTAAACCTCTTTTTTATCCACAAGACAATTGCATACACAACCAAACAATAGATGGTTGCTACACCTACGTCTAATAGATGTTCTCTCATATGATAGATGAATTCAATCCCAGCTTGAACATCGCCCATAGCTTCTCCGCCACCGACGTTAATATTCTTGGTGCCTTCAAACGTTCCTATGGATTGTTCTATCGTTACTGAATCTGACATTATCGCCTATCCGCTCTTCTCTTTGGTGCACGTTGCATACGCGCCAGTTGTCTTAATCGAGCGCTCATCTTACTAGCTCTGCGCTCTAAATTCTTTTTGGCGGCAACTGAGGTGACTTTCCTGCCACCTGAAAACTTTTTCTTGAGATCGGTTCTGGCCTGTCTTTGTGCTCGACGATTTATTCGAGAAGTTCCTGCTTTTCGCTTTCTCCAAATCTTACGACCACGGGCGAGTTTCATTCGGTTCTTTTTAGCTGAACGAGCAAGAGATCTTCTTCCTGCTAAAGACAACTCTTCAAAGGCGTCTATGGTTAGTTTGCCCTCGGCTAGCTGATCATACGTTTTACTATATTCGTTGAACCTTATCATTTTCTTCCCGGTTTATCCCATCCCTTTAATATATCTGGTGAAAAGTTGTTGTATGAGAATTCCATACGATCAACAATTTTCACAGCATCACCACCAAGTTGGTCTATGGCTACGTAGCCTTCTTCACCTGTGACTTTGAAACCTTTTTTGGTCTTCACAAATGTGTCAATGTTACTTAACCTTTGTAGTATATTTATAAGTTTTAATTTTGCAAGAACGATAACTTTCTGCAATTCGAAGATCTGGACAAGACTTTTTTTATTTGCTGGTGAAAAGAATGAAAGTAACTCATCTCTTTTATCATACTGCGCTTTCTTACCCTTATCTGTTTTTCTCTTATCCGCTTCTTTTTGGTATTTCTTATTGATCCACTTTAAAAGATTTGAAACGTGCTTAGTTGTATTAGTAACAATTTGACCTTCACGGACATACGAGTTATTAAACGTTTCAATGTGCTGTGCCAGTGTTTGATTTGCTTCGAGCTGGCGCAAAGTAGTTCCTGCAATCTTGTTGAAAATTTTACCTGCAGTGCTAAGATGTCCATTCACTTCCTCCGTTTCTGTAGATGTCATGGTTGCTTTAGTTAAATCGCGTAGTATAGCATCTTGTGACCAGACTTTTGAGCTTGACTTGAGCCCTTTTACATTAACACCGTAAGATGCTTTCATAGATTCAAATGTAGATCCTTTGTATGTAGTATGCCACACAATTCCAATAGTAGCTTTCTTAATTTCTTTAGCCGCTTCAGAATCTGCAGGAACAGCATACACAATTGTGTTTGGGTGAAAAGTTAAATAGCTTTGGCCTTTTATCTTTTCTGTTTTTACATCACCGGGCCCAAACAAGAAATCACCTTGAATGACTCCTTTAATTCCCAATGAAGGTAATTCTTTTAATGCAAGCTTGAGCTTAGCATTGAGATCCCCAGAAGTATCAGCATCAATGTCAGCATTAGTTTTATAGACTTTGGGATTCGCGTTGAAGATTCCTTTTTTAGCAACAAAGAACTCTCCATCACTGGGGTCGATGCCGCAGAATACCGCCGGCGCACCGTCCCACTTGACCGAGACTTTACCATCTTTAACTCCTCCTAGCATGTTTCTCAATTCACGCAATGCATTGATTGCTTGGCGAGTTCCATTCACTCCGCCATAAAGGACCTTGTCCTCTATGTGAGTCATATGTGTATTCTTTTGTTCTGTGATATAGTTTTTAAATGATTGCATCACTTCACCTTGATCGCTGGCTTTACTGTTCCAGATGTAATGTTTTCTAATTCAATATCTGACTTCCCAACTTTCTTAATAGCAATGACCTCTCCAATCTTCTTAGTCTTATTATTCATGAAGATAACATCATGATCTTTAAAATAATCATAAGCTTGATTTCTATATTCATTCTCAATCTTTTGCCATTCTTTTGGGAACTTCTTTTTAATGTCAGCAATCTGAGATTTGTTAATCTCTGTGTCCTTATTAGTGTACTTCTTAATAGCTTTCTTCTTAAGCTCTACAGCTTTGGAAATAATCCCTGATAAGTTTTGTGTTCCACCAATCTTAAAATCTTTAACATATCCACTTGGTGAAAGTGTAACAGACTTGACTTCATACTTCGAAGATCCGTGGACCAGATCAACGCCGGCAGAAGTACCGCCGCCAAGATGTGCTTTATTCAATAAGAAGTAGAGAGTGGCTTCTCCTGGACCAACGCCTTTAAGATTATACTTATGCATCTTAGTAAACATTTTTGCATCCATGCCTTTAAGCTTATTGACAACGTTATTGATCTTAGTAGCATCAACCTGATCAAGACAATCGTCAAGATCAAATTCAGGAAAGAAGTGTGTTCTAAACAAGAACTGTATTTCTTTCTTATACTTTAAACTTTCAAAGTCCTTAGTACTGAGATTGAAGTTAGTGAGCTTCATAGCTTTCTTAAGGAATTCAGAATCAAGGTCACTTATCTCTACAGCTTCGAATAGCTTATAGAGTTCTAGAAATTTTTTCATAAGTTGCTCCTATTAATTAACTTAAGAAAACTATACCACAGTTTCTATAGAATGTAAATTATTATTTGTACTATTTATAAGAAAAAGGGAGTGCACAGTTAAGTGACACTCCCTTGCAGGTGACGTTAGGAAAGGAAAGGATTACGTCACCGATTTGAATTAAGAACGCCTGTAAATGTAGGCATCAAGGACTGTGGCATTTTTTATCCCACCCATTATATTTCCTGAGTAAGAATAGGCAACAGGTCCCTTGGAAGCAGGTGTGAAATATCCACCTCTGTCCAACATTTTCTTTTTAGGTTTACGTCCCCTAAGACAAAGTCTTATCTTATATTTTACATGGTTAGATTTATTGAACCATCTCACCATGGATTTCACCATGTCTAATTCAACAGCATCATCAGGATTTCCCACTTGGAATGTCCCAATGAAAGAGGTTGATTCTCTGTCATTTTGCATCAGTATTGGCATATTCACTCCTATTTCATTCATCATATAACTATTATACCAAATTTCTTTTCAATTGTAAAGGAAAAAAGTGAGCCTTTTTACACCATGCTCAGGGTATCTCCTTGTTGTTATGCGGCGTTCGCGAATTCCACCGCTTTCTCCGCAGCTCTTACCTTACGGAGCTGGTTACCACCAAACCAGTTTGAGTAAAGTCTGGTGTCACCACCTCTACCCTGTACATGGTCTGTGATATAAGTGACACTGTTAAGTGCCTGCCACCAAGAACCTTCGGCATACTTAGCACCGGGCTGTGTTTCAATAACATCATAAGCCTGCCTTGCAGCCCTAGAAAGATCCTCAGCAGTTTTTACTGATTCGATCTTATCCCTAGAAGTTCTTGGGAAAACCTCATTGTAATATTGAATGAGGGAATTGATATCGTATTTCTTAGAACCGAGATATTGAGCCATCTCTTTATACTCTAAGAATTTTTCATGAGCAAGACCAAGAGTTTCTTTTACCTCATCGGCATTGAACTCAACTCTGTGACCAACTCTTACTGACTTCTCAGTATCCATACCAAGAGAAAGAGTAAGAGTGTTATTGCAAACTACTCTGATTGGTGTAAACCTAACATCAATAGATTTACCATACTGGTGAGGATTAGAGAAAAGAAGATATGAATCAACTTTATCTTCGCCAAAGACATCGAATGACTCGTTAGTCTTAGCTAAAGCCCATACCATCTGACCACCTCTAAGTGAACCAGCAGTATGCATATCCATATCGCCTGACATTACGAATTCTGTAAAGAAATCGAATGCATCTTTATTTTGAACTGGATTCCAGTTCTCTCCAACGTTAGTTAGAATTTTATTATCAGATGATCTGACCAAAGCTTGCTGACCAGTTCTGATCTCCTGATCACCAACTCTAACAAATGCATCTACCTTCTCAACTTCCCAGTCAAGACCAGCTTTTTGCATCATTTGATCCGGCGTAAGATCGTTATTTACAGGAACTCCAAGACCATGCCATGGGGTTTGACCAGCGTACGCCATTGTTTCTACTTCGTGACTCATAATATATCCTTCCTTATAGGTTCATGTTTCATTTTATAAGTATATTATACCACAACGCGAATGGATTGTAAACCATAAAATGCATTTTTTTTCATTTTTTTTCACTTTTTTTTAGTATCGAGTCATGTTGACCAGAGGATTCTCTCTTTCAACATTCCACCTGATAGCATCTTCAGGCGTGTTGATCTCGCATCCATGATATTTGACTTTCCGGATTCCAATATCAACTCCATTCATGATCCATCTTAGCTGCTCGAGTTTCTCGAGATCTTCACACTCAAATTTCTTAAGGTTTCTATACTGGCGAAGCTCATTCATGTGATATCCATAAACGCCAATATGATGGTGCCCATAGCCAGTTATGCCTCTACCAAACCATTTAGCACGCTTCTTGTTATGGACAACCTTAACAAAGCTAGGATTGTCTCTATCACTATCGTCAATATCAGCATAAAGTGTGCTGACTCTGTCGGTTGTCAATCCTTCAAGTACAGCTTCAACATGCTCTTTTCTTATATCAGGAAGATCGCCTTGTACATTAACAGCAACATCATACTTAGTAGCAAGAGCATTTGTGTTAGCCCAGTAGCAACATCGGTCAGTTCCACTTTCACATTCAGGAGTAAGAAGAGCTGCAGCTCCTGAAGCTTGAGCCACTTTCATAGAATCTGTCAGGACGTATGTTGGAATATCCATATCCTCACATGCATCATAAACTCTTTTTATGAGAGGCACACCATCAAGTTTATGCAGCATTTTTTCTGGAAATCTTGTGCTGACAAGACGTGCAGGAATTAATATAACTGGTCTCATATCTGGCTTATGTTTACAATGTCATCTACGATTTTTTGAAAGTCTTCTAGTTTAACCATGTTAGGTCCATCAGAAGGTGCGTTGTCAGGATCTTCATGAACTTCTAAGAAGAAGTTTCTGACTCCGACTGCGGCTGCGGCTTTGCACATTCTGGGAACGTATTCCCTGTTACCGCCAGATGATCTACCCAAACCACCCGGTTTTTGTACACTATGCGTAGCATCAAAAACAATGTCACAATCAAAATTATCCAGCATATAGAGAATGCCAGTGAAGTCAACCACCAAGTTGTTGTAGCCATGAGTTGTTCCCCTTTCTGTTATCCAGACGTCATCGCCCGGTGTTACTTTAGATAAGATTCCATCAACATCCCAAGG